TAGAAGGCATAATATAAACTCATTAGATTAAATGTAATTCTATCTAATCATTTTAATTGAATAGAGGAAAACATTAAAAAATTTATATAGTAATATATTGATTCCTATGTATCCACTTAGAAAATGTCATTTTTTTGACTAACTGGATTTAAATAGTCTATACCCCTAGCAAAAAATTGTACGTCTATACTATATATATATACCCTACCCCCAAATATTTTTAAAATTTCACAGGTTTAACTATGGCAGCACAGGCTGCGGCTCATTAAGTTAATATAAGTATTTATTGTTTTGGAAATAAAGCAATATATAATTGCAATAGGAATGGGGTACTACTCTTTTCCCCTGTGTCTAAATAGTAAAATAACATACTTTTTTATTTTATGCAATAGTGTTATAATAAATTTGTAAATAAAAAAGGAATAATAAATGTATGAACTATTTGTACTAGCTTGTCTAGTATCTAACCCAACTCAATGTGTAACCCTAGAAGATTTATATAGTCCACATGACACCCATGATAAATGCTTAACAAGAGCATATGTTATTTCACATGAAATACCTGAGTATCTACCACAATATTATGCTAAAGCATATAAGTGTTTGGATATGTCTAAAGAAGGTAGTAAAATAAATACATAATGGAAGCAGCAACTAATCTAGAAAACTACCTAGATTTTAAATTAAACTTAGATACATATACTAATTTAAGAGCAAAGGATGATTTCCTTACGTTTGTAAAGATATTTGCTCCTACTCTTGTATCTGATTTTAAGATGGGTAGACATATAAAGCTATTATGTCAAAAGCTACAGGGTGTAGTAGATGGTGACATAAAGAGACTTATGGTATTCCTACCACCTCGTTCCTCTAAATCTTTAATATGTAGTAAATTATTTCCTGCATGGTATATAGGAAACTTTTCAAACCATGAAATAATGTCAGTATCTCACAGTGACCAACTTGCATCTGACTTTGGTAGAACTGTAAGAGACATAGTTAACACTGAAAAGTTCCAAAGAATATTTAAAGGTGTTGCATTACGTAGTGATGTTAAGGCAGCAGGTAAATGGAAAACTAATAAGAATGGTTCATACTACGCAGCAGGTGTCCGGAGTCAGGTTGCTGGTAGGGGTGCAAATGTTGCACTGCTTGATGACGTTATGTCAGAAGAAGATTCATTTAGTCAGACAGGTAGAAAGTATATTAAGGAGTGGTATCCTGCAGGTTTAAGAACTAGACTTATGCCAAATGGTTCAATTATTATTATTAATACTAGATATCACTATGATGACTTATGTGGATGGTTACTAAAACAGGAAAAGACTGCAGAGCAGAATACATATTCATGGGAAGTAATTAGTATTCCTGCATGGTTAAATGAGGAAGCAGCAGAGTTACTAGATTTACCTGTAGGTAGTTCCTACTTTCCTGAGTGGAAATCTGATAAGATACTAAAAATAGATGAAGAAGAAATAAGAGCAAGTAATGGTGCAAGGTATTGGAACTCATTATATATGCAAGACCCATCTCCTGATGATGGTGGTATTATTAAAAAGAAATATATACAGTGGTGGGAGTATGATGAACCACCTGAGTGTCAGTTTATAATACAGACATATGATACTGCATTTAGTACAAGTAGAACTGCAGACTTTAGTGTGATACAAACATGGGGAATATTTAATGACTATGACGAGGATGATGGTTTTTCATCTCATTTAATATTACTAGGTAATACTAAAGGTAGATATGAATATCCTGAACTTAGGCGAATTGCCCAAGACTTGTATAAAGAGTTTAAACCTGACGTATGTATAATAGAAAGAAAGGCAAGTGGACAGTCACTAATACAAGATATGCGTAGAGCAGGACTGCCTGTATTAGACTACCTGCCTGATAAGGACAAGATTGCAAGAGTATATGCATCTACACCAATGATGGAAGCAGGAAGAGTATGGTTACCTAAAAATAAAGTATGGGCAGATGATTTGTTTTCTGAGTGTATGTCATTTCCAAATGGTTCACATGATGACCAAGTAGACTGTTTAAGTATGGCAATACATTATATGAAAGATAGTTGGAACTTAACACATCCTGAAGACCCTTCATGGGAAGATGATGGAAGTAAAAGAGACAAAAGAGTTGCATACTGGCGAGTATAACAGTATAATGGAGATATTCAAATATAATCCTGTTACATACTGTTTTGAATGTGGTGCAAAGAAATACAGTAGTTATTGTAAGTGTAGTAAACTGCCTATTAAAATAGGTAAGGCTAAATTAATTGATATTGAATTTTTAAAGTTTAAAAAAAATTTAAAGAGGGAAGAGAATGGCAGTAGAGAAGAACCCAAACGAAGAAAAGAACCAAACAAACATTATCAATCTAGACCTAGAAAAGGAAAAAAGAACTGATAATGTTAACTTTGAACTTGACCCTGAAACAGGTGAGTTAGAAGTTGAGTTTGGTGAATTAGATTTTGACCCTGAAGAAGCAGAGGTAGCTGAAACTTTTTATGAAAATCTTGCAGACCAAATGGAAGAAGAAGATTTACAGGACATTGCAAATACTGTAATAGAAAAATATGATGCAGATAAAGCTTCAAGGTCAGAGTGGGAGTCAATGTTTGAAAGAGGGTTTGACTTACTTGGTTTAAAACTAGAAGATACTACTGAGCCTTTTGAAGGTGCAGCAACTGCAGTACATCCACTACTTATTGAATCTGCAGTTAAGTTTCAGAGTAAAGCAAGTGGAGAGTTATTTCCATCTAAAGGACCTGTAAAAGTACAGATACTAGGTGATATTACAGAGTCAAAGCAAAGACAGGCAAATAGAGTACAAAACTTTATGAACTATCAGGTATCAGAACAAATGCCTGAATACTTTGACGAAACAGAAAGAATGTTGTTTCACTTGCCATTACTAGGTTCTGCAGTTAAAAAAATATACTATGATGATTCCTTAAACAGACCTGTTAGTGAATTTGTACCTATTGACCAATTTTATGTATCTTATTATGCAACAGATTTAAGAAGAGCAGATAGATATACTCATATATTATATAGAAGTCCTATAGAACTTGCAAGACAGATTAATGCAGGTATGTATAGAGATATAGACTTACCTGACCCTGAATTACCAAAGCAATCTGCAATGGCAGAAAAGATGGACACAGTATTAGGTCTTACTCCTTCTACTGACAGTGACCCACAGTATACACTACTAGAACAACACTGTTACCTTGAAATAGAAGATTATGATACTGCCTGTCCATATATTGTAACTATAGAAGAACAGTCACAGAAAGTTTTATCTATTAGAAGAAACTGGAATGAGGATGATAAAACAAAACAAAAGAAAATGTTTTTTACTCATTACAGATTTGTTCCGGGATTTGGTTTTTATGGATTAGGTCTTATACATTTCTTAGGTAATCTTACTATGTCTGCAACTGCAGCAATGAGAAGTTTAATTGATGCAGGACAGTTTGCAAACTTGCAGGGTGGATTTAAGGCAAAGGGTGTTAAGGTTGTAGGAGATAATGACCCTATTGCTCCGGGTGAGTTTAAGGAAGTAGAAGCAACAGGTATGGATTTAAATAAATCTATTGTAATGTTTCCATATAAAGAACCTTCCTCTACATTGTATAATATGATGCAGTATGTAGCAAGTGCAGGTCAGAAATTTGCAGATACTACAGAACAAATTATAAGTGAAGGTTCTAATTATGGTCCTGTAGGTACAACTATGGCACTGCTAGAAGCTTCAAGTAAATTTTTTTCTGCCATACACAAGAGATTACATAAGGCACAAAGAGAAGAATTTAAAGTACTTGCACGAATAGATTCTGAAAGTTTACCTCAAAGATATCCATATGATGTTCCGGGTGAATCTTCAGAAATATTTAGAATGGATTTTGACGATAAGATTGACATTATTCCTGTAAGTGACCCTAATATTCCGTCATCTGCACATAGACTAATGATGACAAACATGGCAATGCAGTTAGCACAGAACGCACCTCCGGGTATGTTTAATATGGAAGAATTAAATAGAACTCTTCTTAATGCTGCAAATATTCCTAACTTGGAAAACATATTGCCTGATAAACCTAAACCAATGCCACTTGACCCTGTTACAGATATTGAAGCAGCTACAAAAGGTTTACCTATAAAGGCATTTGCAGGTCAGAACCATGATGCCCACATTCAAATAAAAACTATGTTTTTACAAGACCCTGCAAATGGTGGCAACCCTATTATGCAAAGAGTAAGTCCAGTACTTCAGGCAAATATACAAGAGCATATTGTAATGAAGTATCAGGAGCAAGTTAATGGTATAACTAAGTCAATGATGGCTCAAGCTCCTCAAGGTGGTCAAGACCCTAGAGTTGTAGAGCAGGTAATGGCACAGGCAGCACAACAAGTTATGGTTGCTAATCAGGCACAGGCTCAAAGAGGTGGAAGTCCTGAACAACAAATGGTACAGATGGAAGCTCAAAGACTTGGATTAGAAAAAGAAAAGATACAAGCTAATATTGCTAAAGAAGCTTCTGAGGGTGCATTAAAGAATAGAGACCTTGACTTAAAAGAGCAAAAGATTGCACTTGATGCTTATAAAATAGGAGCAGAAGGATTACTTAAAGCAGAAGAAAAAGATAAGGATAGGAACACCCAACAGGCAATTAATGCAGTTAAGATGCTTGTGGAAATGATAAAACAGGGTGACAGTATTCAAAGTGCAGAAAGTATGAAAACTTCTGACGTATTAATTAAAATGTTGGAAGATGCAAAAAAAGAAAGAAATTGAAAATAAAATTAATAAAATAATAGAAGATTACATATTACCTAGTGTTCAGATGCATGGTGGTCATGTTGAATTACAATCTTTTAAAGATGGTATAGTAACAGTATTTTTAAGTGGTGCGTGTAGTGGATGTGCAATGTCTACACAAACATTAAAAATGGGAATAGAAAATATGTTAAAACATTATATACCTGAAGTGTTAGCAGTTGAAGGTATAGAAGACCCTAATTCTACAGTGAGTCCATATTATCAATGACATTAAAAGCCTTGACATATTTAAAACTATCTAGTATAATATGTAATATAGGAAATTATTTTTGGCATCTCCATGTTAAAGAGATACGTAAAGGACAAAATGTTATCAGAAGAAATTAATAAAACACTAGAAAAAGAAATTGAAACAATAAAAAATTCCCTTGCATATGGTTCAGCTTCAGATTATCATACGTATATGAACTGCGTAGGTCGCATTGCAGGTATTGAATGGGCAAAAGCAGAGATTAAAAATATAACTAAAAGAATATTAGATGAAGAGGATGACTAATGCAACAACCAAGTATGGGAAATGCAACTAAAAATGATGTGTGGATAACAGAAGTACACGCAAAAGACCCTGATGTGCTACCAAGTATTCCGGGTTTTCATATTCTTGTAAGACCTATATCAGTAAAAGAAAAAACAAAAGGTGGTTTATACTTACCTGATTCGGTAAAGAATGACATATCTTACTTAACAACAGTAGGAAAAGTGCTTTCAGTAGGAGACTCAGCTTATTTAGATGAAGTAAAGTTTCCAAAAGGAGCATGGTGTAAAGAAGGAGACTATGTGTGTTATGGTAAACATTCAGGTCAAAAGTTTTTTTATAAAGGTATAAAACTAATTTTGTTATATGATGACCAAATTTCTATGGTTGTGGAAAATCCAAAAGATTTAGACCCTACATATAACTTAACAAATTAATTTAATACTTGCACTTGCAAACTAAATTAAATTAATATATAATAAAAAATATGCGTAAACTTAGTTTCGCAAACTATGGAGAAATGAATGACACCAGATAATGAGTGGTCTACGATCCT